ACTTCTATGCCACCACTTGTGGTTTCAAATTTTTTACTGTTATCATGATAAAGGTCTACTGAGCCATTTTGAGTAGCTACAAGCTGGTCTTCACTTCTTCCTGCATTTCTAATTTTTACAGCACTTCCAGCTAATTCTAAATCTCCAGTTCCACCGTCTTTAATAACACTATGTGACCCGTTGTGAAATATTCTAAGGTCCCCATCGGCTCCTAATTTTATTTCTTCATCATCAACGAGAATAATATCTCCATCGCCATTTTTAGCTATTGCTTTAGATCCAGGTAACGTACAAAATATCTCTCTTGAACCAGAACTCCAACTTACAGCATTATTAGAGTTTGAGCTTGATATAATAGTTGTACGAGCAAGGGTAGTGCCCGAAGAAGCAAAAGTACCTAACCCTACCTCAAAATCAGATCCATCCGTACAGCAATAATAGGTTGTGTCACTGTTGCTTAAATTAGCCGTAAAAGTCTCAAAACCAGATACTGCACCGCCTAAAGTATATGTTCCAGTGCCAGTAGTAGTTGTTGTCTCTTTTATTCTATCTGATAGAACAAAAGCCATTACTTAAGCTCAATAGTTAAGTTCGTAGCATTAATTCTAAATATATCTCCAGACTCGATTGTCTTCGATGCGTCTAAAGCACCTACAAACAATATGTTACCACTACTCGCTGCGTCTGCGATAAACACATGAGTAATCGTATTGTTTGTACCACCTGATGCTGGAAAACTTATAGCATTTGTATTTTTAGCTGTTTGAGTATCTGTTGAGTCTGCACCTATTGTTGTCCAATCACCCGACTCAACTTGCTGTCTAGCATAGTTTGTAAACGTTGCTTCTGTAAGTGATCCAGTTTCTGCTGCGGATACGGCAGTTGCTAATCCTACATAAATACTGTTATTAGGGGTGGCAAAACTAAGAGAGTTATTTTTAAATATAAAATGTAATAATCTTCTCTCAAGATAATTGGTTGCTGCATTTGCTGTCGCCATTTTTTTACTCCTTCTTTAAGTTCGTGGTCTTGACGGAAGACCCGTTTTAAAAGCATCTGTATTTTCTCTAGCTTCTCCTAGATCTTTTAGACGCTCTAAATATTGCATATATAAACCATTGTAATTTTGAATAACATCTGGTTCACCTTTCATGTAATTATAGGCTTCTACAAGCGATCCGTAAAGCAAGGCATACGGAGCATTTGTACTTAACCAAGTTGTACCACTATCGGCTCCTGCGGTCAAACTTGTAGGTCTATAATAATAATGAAGCTCAATCGTATAATTACTATTTGGTGTAGGTGCGACAATAAAGTTGTCAACATCAAATCGTGCATAGTATTTTGGTAGACCAGTTGTGGAAGCAGCTGGTGTGTACTCTCTAATAAAGCTTACATCTTTTTTCAACAAGTATCCTTCTGATCCAGCCGTTGTTATCTGTAAAGAAAAAGAGGCTAAATAATCATTTGGTATTGTTAAATACTGATCGGAAGAAGTTAAAGCACTTGTTACGTTTTTTCTAAAATAATCAAGATCAACGGACTTAAATATCTTTTCTTCAGATGCTTTTATAAAATCATCTAAATGAGTTACAAAAGTTGTTTCACTGTTATCCGTGTAATCTTGTATTGCTGTTTTTAAGGTTGCGTATGTAAAACTCATTTATTTCTCCAATGTCACTGGTCCAGATGTAGCTTTGTTCCCACCACCTCTAAGATTTCCTGTTGTAGCAGTTCCACTACTCGCAGTAAATGTATATGTATCATCACTAACTTTTGTAATAGAATAACCAGAAGCATTATTTAACACTGCTGAAGTAAAACCATCAAATCCTACTGTATCTCTAAAACGAACTGTATCACTTGTTGATCTTCCATGACTTTTCTCAATAACAGTGATGACTGCACTTCCAGAAGAACCAGACAAAAAGGGGTTTAATCCTAATAAATTTTCTACACTAACTTCTGTTCTTGAATCTGGTCTTGGTTCATATAAAGCTGTTGGATCTGGACCAGGATAATTAGGCTCCAACTGTGGGTGTTTAGCCTCATATTCATCTCTACCTACCTTTAGACCATTCCATTCTTTTATCATATCACGAAGACGATAACGAAAACCAGATCGGTCTGAATAACCCCATGCTTTTTTGCCACTTGCGTACCTAGCCATTAGTAACTCAAGTACGAAATATTTGGTGTTAGTTTAAGTGGTGTGCTATTTGCATCCTCTGACATGGCTCTTTGAAACTCTTCTTCATAAATACTTTTTAATATTTGTATTCTGTCTGGTGCTCTTTTGATTGATATATAATAAGCAAGACCAGCTGCCATGCACGGTAAAAATCTAAAAGGTGCGTCTGTTGTATTAACCAAAGCATCGGCATCTTGTATTCGTCTTACATAATAGTAAACAAGCGTGTAAGAAGCATCTGGTGTAGACCAAAGAGTTATTGTAGGAGTTGTCTGTCTATCAAAAAAATACTGGCTCGGTTGACCCGTGTTTGTTTTATTAGGTATTCTTAAATACTCACCACGACTCATTTGTGTAAGTGTAAAGTCTGTACCAGAACTGTTTCGTAACACAACTTCTAATAAATCGACAAACTCACTTGATAATGTATAGGTAGCAGTACCAGAGGAGACGGCTTTTGTTTCTTGTGTTACCGTCCATAAATTAAGTCCTCTGTTTGCCCAGTCAGCAAACATAAGATTTAAAGAACGTCTCGCTGTCTTAGCATCATAACCACTTCTCATCTCTAAGCCACATCTCTCGTAAGCTTCTTCGATAAGTTCTCCTACATCTAAATCAAAATCTCTTGAACTTGAAGTTGCCATTACTTGTTCTTTCTTCTTAACGCTTTAACTCTTCTAGGCTTACCTGCTGGTTGACCTAATTTATTCTTCTGCCTTATTCTACTACGCTTTTCAGTAGAAGTCATCTCCTTAGTAGTCTTCGGAGTTTTTGAACTAATTCTTTTACTCGGTCTACAGTAAGGCGTACCACGCTTTTCACCTTTTTGACGACCACACGGTTTACCTGTTTTAACATCTTTCCATCCTTCCTTGAACCATCGCTTTAAAGCTAGTCCCTTTTTTGTTTTTCTTACAGCCATTAGGAATACTTTGTGACTTTACGTTTTTTTGACATAACTTTACCACAACCTCTAGCTATATTTGAATTGTTTGATTTTCTTTTAGTCATTTTAATGACTTTACCTTCTTTAGCAGCTAAAATCCCACCCTTTGCTTTCTTTGATTTATTCCCCCAATTGGAGGCTCCTACTTTTCTGCATTTTGCAATGGCTCCTGAAGCATATGCTGATGGAAATACCTTATATCTTGCTTTTACTTTATTATAACATGCGTCTTTAGCCATAATATCTTCCTTTCATTATCTTCCAACAAGTGCACATCCATTGTCTTTTTTTACATTTTAAACAAACTTTTTGAGGTTCACCTTTTATTACTTCGCCTTTTTTTAGAGGCACAATATGCTTTTTCAGAAAATCCACGAGTTCGGGAACAATTGATTTTTCGTTTCCTCTTGGCACTCCACTTCCTTTTACCTGGTGGTTTTGTTATTTGTTGAGGTATTGAACCCCGCGAGATTGCCATCGATTGTCTTCCTATTAATAAAATCTATCCATAAAGTATGAAGCATTTTATGGTTTTCTTCAACCTTTACCATTGTCACAGCAGTTTTTTTATCTACCTCAATCAGAGTAGTAACAATCCATGCAATAGACCCAGCAACAAGAACAACAGAAACTCCGTTCATAATGTCTTTAGGTTTTAACATTTCCATCTTCTCCTTGCTTGTCTTAAACGACTGTTAGGATTTTTAGCTGCTTTTGGAAATTTTTTCATTTGACCTGCACTTCTAGCACAATATGATTTTCTTCTGTTTGCAGCCTTACTACCTTTTTTAACTTTACCAGTAACAGCAGTTTTTAATTTACTGCCTGGATTTTCCCTCCGATAACGAGCAACCCCAGCCTTAGTCATTCCCGCTCCACTTTTGGTAGAGCGGAAATATTTTTTAGTTTTTGGTGGCTGTTTATCTGGTTTTCTAGCCATCTAGTATCCTATGCGTAAAATACTGTTATATTGTCTGCGACATCCACTGTATATTTAACAGAAGCTCCACTGTTAAATAGAACACCTTGAGATGGTATTGTTCTATCCACAGTAGTATTTGCAGTTCCTATTGTTCTAGATTTAAACAATGTTGTGCCACTTTCTGAAGTTCCGTTTATAAACTCCACATCTCCTGCTGTTCCACCAGATACTACAGACATTCCTTTTAGTCTTACTCGATTAGAACCCTCTACGGCTTGACCGCATATAGACCCAGAACCAACAGATACGTTAGCGGCATATTGTGCTGAACAAGTAGCCGAAGCAACTGTTAAAAATAAACTAGCACCTGCTACTGTTTCTGCCGAACCAGTAGAAGTAATAACCTCTGTTAATGAGTCACCAAAAACATCTGTGCCAACAACTGTTACTGTTTTTGCATTGTCTGAAGTTCCAGAAGTCGTTACTGTAACATTTCTTGCCGCACCACTTGCATGTGTAGTGTTAGCTAAAGTAAAAGCAGCAGTCGGTCTAGCAGCTGCAGCTATTCTTGTTGCACTCGCTGCATTTTCATCACTAATCGTTAGTGCTCGTACATCTGATACACTCGCCATTTTACTCTCCTATTAATATACTGAATATTCTATTTCAAGAGTACCACGGAAAGCAGTTAAAGCAGCATCACAAGCAGCACCCGCACCTAAGTAAAGATTTTTACTAGCTATTGGTGCACTAATGTTTGGTTCGAACACATGGAACGTACCAGCAGTAGCATCAAGATCAATATCAATCTCTGTTACGCTTAAAGCAGCAGATAAAGTTGGTGAAAAAGCAGCAACACCCGCACCTACAATTTCAGTACCCGATGATATTGCAGTATTAGTTGCAGTACCAGAAGTCGCACTTAACTGTAAATTTGCTAAAGATTGTGCATCACTAGCAGCAGCAGTTGTTATACCAAGAACTACTTTGTGAATAAAAAACTTACTAGCAGTTACTAAAGCATCTGGATGATCTGTGTTTAGCTCACCAAGTTCTACAAGAACATCATTATCTCCATACGTCACTGAAGCTGCATTAGTATCAGCTAAACTTACAGCGAATGTTTGTATCTTTCTTGTACCCATTGAAATAAGTTGTCCAGTTGAATTAACTGAAAACCCAGTTTGTGTGATAGCACCACTTGTGCCATCTTTATTTATTACGTTAAATCCACCCTCGGAACGGACTGGACCCGAAAAAGTTGTATTAGCCATGTCAATCTCCTTGTCTTGGCAAATGTCGAAGTTAATTCTTCGTCAAGGTAGTTTTATTATACATAAAAAAAGGGTGACTGCAAAGAGTCACCCCAAAAATAAATATATTTTTTGTTAAGCTCCAGGTGAACCAAATACGGCACGAGGATCTGAGAAGCCGAAAGAGTATCTCTCTCTTGCTTTATATCTCATGTTACCTGTGTCGAAATCTGGATCCATAGCTGTTGCCATTGCCATTCTTTCGAAATGCTTAAGACCATTTGGTGCATCTGTCTTAATGAAAAATGCATCTGTGTCAGTTAGATAATCGTTGATGACATAGCCATTAGGTAACATTCCCATGTTCCTCATTGCATTAGCATCATTATCTGCTGTTCCAGGTCTTAAGTTAGAGTTTAATAATCTCTCTGCGACAAACTGTAGCTGTCTTGGAATAATTAGTTTCATTCCTCTTAGAGCGATAATTAATCCTCTTTCATCCACAAAACCTGCAATCTTAATTAAAGCATCTTCTAAAGATGTTTCGTTAAGATCGGCTGCGACACTTGGCTCGTTAGCAAAAGTTCCACCATTTGTTAATGGGTGATCTGTTGCTAGTAATGCTTTACCATCACCACCAGCAGTTGCTCCAGCAGTAAACGCATTATTTAATACGTTTGCAGCTTTTACTTGCTTTGTGTGTGCCATTGATCTAGCAAGTGCTCTTGTATAACGAGCAGAAAGCTTGTCGTAAAGGTTATCCTCTACAGCTTCTTCTGTTATTGAGAAAGCCATTGCTACAGTTTCATGGTTATATCTTGAAGTGTAGGCTTCGTTTGCATCATCAAATGTAACTGCGTTACCTTCTGACTTAGTTGGTGCAGCTCCGAAACCACTCAACATGACTTCTTCTTCAAAGGCTCTGTCTGAAGCCTCTGTGTCAAAGATTTCTGCATGTTGACCTTCATACCTATTATACTCCATACCAAAGAGGGCGTTTAAACCAGGCTCTAATTCTTTGGCGAGTTGTGCTCTTGAAATTGCCATAATTAAAACTCCTTATGATATAGCAGCATCTGCGTCACCACTAGAAGAGGCGTACACATGATTGTTAATTTTAACGATATAAGAAACACCTGCGGCAGAGTGGTCATCATTTGTCACATCCTCATGAATACCCACTATCATTAGAGGGTTTGAAGGATCTGAGTTTTCTGCTGTATCCATATCTATCATAGCACTTGAAAGACCAGTTGTGGTATTTCCAGCAGTAGCAGTTGCTAATTGTGCTGTTTTAAATATATCTGCTTTTGCAGTTGCTCTATCAGTGTTTGTAGCGTCTGACGCAACGATGAATTTCTGCATCGGATTGTCATAAACGAAACACTTTATATCGTGGTTAGTATCAGCGGTGCCTGAACCACCCCACTGATTACTAAAAGTTAATTTACCTGTCGTTGCATCAACGTATTCACAACCAGCAAAAACACCGAGGAGTTGTTTACCATCTCCATCAGCACTTGTGATGATCGCCGCAGTTCCGCCTGTTAGTTCGACTTCAACTGGAGAACCTTGGAAAATCGCTGAAGCATCGCTCTTGATAAAATATTGACTAGTAGTATTGGATCCACCTCCAATAACACTAATCGGCTTTAGTCCAAACTTTACGTTTACATTAGCCATTTTAAGCTCCTTATTGCTTCATTATAGTTAATCGGTATTAGAAGCTTTCATTGGACTTCCTTTACCGAAGGTTACACGACTTTGCCTATCGGGTTTATGGATAGGCATCGAGGGGTGTTGCTCCCTCATCAAGTTTTCATCCACGGCTTTCATTTGGTTGCGGGTCTGATCCCGAAAATATTCAGTTCTCTCTTGTACCGTTTCTGTGGGTATTCGTGCCAACATTAAACCACCGACACCAATAATTCCTTTGTTTTTACCTTCCTCTATAACTGGATACTTATCAGCTACTGAGCCATATTCTTCTGCTCTAACTGGTTCCCATCCTTCTCTCATTCTGGAAAAAACATTTGATTTATCATCTTCACCACGAATGGCTGTTCTGATCCATCTATGCTCATATCCATCTGGAGCTGGAGGTGCATCCAACTTAGCTGGAGGTTGCCAAGGTTGTCTCCTTGTAGTATTTGCACGACTTTTACTTTCTCGTGTTGTTTTATCTATAGCCATATTTTACTCCTTTACATACTTAGCGTATTCTTCTAGCGGAACATTTAACCTTTTCGCAATTGCTATTTGCGAAGGAGTTAATTTGACTGTTCTGCGTCCCTTTTGCGATGCCGTCTTAGAGGCGGTGGCTCCAGCAGAGGCGACTCTGGGGCCAGAGGATTTTTTGACTTCTCCAAACTTATGGGGAAATTCCGATTTAATCCTATCATCTAATACAGTATAATACTCTTCTGTGTTAGGATCAATACCCTCTTCTTCAATTAATGTCTTATGGATACCAAAAGCAGCATAAGTCATCGTTTGATCTTGTCCAAACCAATCATTTTTACTCGCCCATTCCTCTGCTCTAGGGTCTGGTTTTGGAGGAGGAGCTGTTGGAGCAGGTTGTGCAGGTGCAGCTCCATTTACTTCTGCTTTTTTAGCTTCTTCTTCTCTTTGTTGTTTGATGTGGTTTAATCTTGCTTCTTCTAACGCAATCTTAGATATTGTTTGTTGAGCTTCATACATTGCATCTGCATCCCCCGCTTCGTAAGCTTTTCTATAAGCTTCTTTAGCAGCAGCAGCTTGAGACTGTACTCTCGTATCAAACTCACCAACATAAGTTGTATCTAACTTTGCTATTTGTTCTTTTAATTCTTCATTTTGTTTTTTAACAGATTCAGCAAACTGAACGGCGGCTTGTCGTTCTCTTTCTTCTTCTCGATACTTTTTAGTGAGCTTCGTGATTCGTTTCTTAACAGACTCCGAATACTGAGACAAGTCATCAGCATCTGAAGCCTCTTGCTTCTTCTCTTCGGCTGCAACTTCGGTATCTGTGCTAACTTCTGGTTTATCTTCTTGTTGTTCATTTTGTTCTTCCTCAATTTCAACAACTTGACCCTCCTCCTCTGGAAGAGTTTCCTTCTTCTCGATGTTTTCTGGCATACTTAAGCTCCGTATGTTTTGATGTCATCGGGATTAACAATGGTTGCAATGACTTCATCGTCATTGATTATCCTAACTTCTCCTCCTTCTATGTTAAATCGTGACCCAGCGTAACGACCAATACAAACCCAGTCGCCTTCCTTACACCATGGTCCCTCTTCTCCAAACTTATCAAAATCTTTGTATGCAAGTGATCCTACTTTAATCACATAGGCAACGACTGTTGCTCTTGCCTCTTTTTCTCTAACAGAATCTGGAACATGTATACCACCCTCAGTTGTTTCCTTTCCCATATAAGGCATGACTAGGATTCGCCATCCAGTGGGTTGAGGGATTCTTTCTGTTAAGGATTTTTCTTTAGCTTCTTTATCAGCTTTTTCTTTTGCTTGTCGTTGCTTTAATACATAATCAGGTACTATTAAAGTCATCGTCTGTTTTCTCCAGCAGGGTTCTTAATTGTTCTAATGCGTAGGTTAGACCCTGGATTTCACCTACCATTGCTTTATATGCTTCCATATCAGAAGCATTTCCACTCGTCAAGGATATACTAATATCTTCTATTCGAGTATTCAAGGCTTTTTTATATTTATGTAAAAAATCTGTTACTTGCACTATTTAATACCAAACTTTTTTCTCTTCGCCATTTCCATTTGTGCTCTTAAATAGGCTTGACTAAAATCTACGCCTGGCTCTTTATTCATAATCCCAATTGCAAGTGCTATATTTGGGTTTGTAATGTTTCGATCTCCCTCTTTGATAGTGGTTGGCAGATCACCATAACGAGTTCTTGAAGTATTAAAAGATGAGGCTAAATTTGCACCAGGTTCCATAAGTGACACAGAAGAATCTTGTAGTACATTTTTACCAGTTTGATCCTCTGTATTTTTCATCTCTTCTTGTGCCTTTTGACCTTGATTGGAACTAAAAATACCAGAGACAAGATCTTTTAAATTAAAACCACCCTCAGAACTTTTTAAAAAATTCCCCCACCCAAAGGTATATATACCCCTTCGGGATAGGGATTTGGGCTTCACATTCCTAACCTCGACAAGTAT